ATATCTTTATTTAACTCTACAATTAATTCTTCTACATTTGATTTTATTACTTCATAACAATTCATTAAACTTTCATTGATATCAGAAATAGTATAATATCTATTACAATTATAAGCCAACTCTTTTGATAAAAATTCAAATAAAACACTACCACCCCCTATAAATGGTTCAAAATAATTTTTAAATTCTTTATTTGGTAAATTTTCAATAATATATGGTAATAGTTTTGTCTTACCACCACAATACTTTATAAATGGTTTTAATCTTTGTTCATCCATTACTTTTAATGAATCAAAGCTTTTAAATAGTTTTTTTTTAATAATATCAACACCATACCTGATTCAGTTGACCGGTACAAAAGACAATGGGTCTTGTTTCAAAATTCGGCTTTTAGTTGACATAATAAAACTTATAGGCTTTCTCTTTATCACATATCTTTTGTATTTCTCTTCCTAATGTTGTTTTACCAGAATAATATATATCTGTAACTTTATTTTCAACTTTATTATATCTTAATATATCACTGAAATCAGGCCTACCAAATACATATGGTACTTCTATATACTCTAAAACATAATGTGGCATATGACTTGTAAAGTATAACTTAATATAAACATTCTTTTTCTTATATATCTGCTTAATTAATGGAAGAATCCATTGTATATCTTGTTCATACCTTATAATTAATATCATATGTAAATTATTTACAAGAATATCTTTCTCTAATATTTTTTGAAATAAATTTATATAAGGAGTTATCCCAATCCCTGATGATATTAATACAACCTGTTTTTTACTTATTGTATTTAATATATTACTTGGTAAAGTACAATAAGGACCCTCAACTAATAATGATAATCGTCTCTCTTCTATCAATCTTTCATAAAACTTACTAGTCCAATCACCTCTTATCTTATAATATAAATAACATCTATTATTCTTATACATGCCAACTGTAAAAGGATGCCACTCTAAATAACTTATCAGTGGACAACATAGCCATATTGTTTTACCAGCATAACTTTTTGGTAATTCTAACTGTAATTCTATAATATCATTACCACAATTTAAAAAACTTATTACTTTTGTTCTTTTTGTAAACTTATACACACTAAACATACATAGATATATAAGTGGAAATAATAACCACATCCATGATGTAGACATTAAACACTCTTTAGCATCATTCTTTAAAAAACATAAATTACCATGTATTACAAGAATAATTGTAAATAAAACTAAAAATACATAATGAAAATATAAAAAATAGTGATATACTCGTTTTCTAAAATAAGGTAAAGAAGAAATAAATACAGTCAACAATAACAACAATAATAGATGTCCAGTAGAACCAACACCTGATAAAAATAAAGGGTACTTGAATCTTATAAATGTATTATAATGAGATATACTATGAATTACACTCCAAATACACATCCATACTGAAAAATATATGTGTAGATATTTTATTCTAAACGGTATATATATCCATCTCTTTGGTAATCTTATTATAGTCAACAATGAAAATGCTAAACATAAATTTATCAATGTAGCACTCGTTCTTGATAAAGGAAATGGTACTTGATATTTCTTACACGTACATCTAAATTGAGATGTTGTATTATAATAATTATACATCACGGCGAATATTATACCTTGACATAAGGTTAATATAACTATCAACGTTAATAGCTTCATATAACATATAATATTATCCATTATATGTTATTGTCTTTAAACTAATTTTAAATATAGTCGTGTATATCATTCACGTCAATCCAATCCAATACACTATGTTGTTTTGTAAATTCTACAAATTCCTTAACATATCTAGATGATTTTGGATTATTATGATTAATTAACTCAACTGTTGTTTCCTCAAATAATTCACCAGCGCAAAATACAATTAATACCTTAGCATCAATATAATCCTTTGTTAATTCTAACTTTGTACTATATTTACGAGCAGCATGGTCAATTTTTTCTGAAGTAGTACCGCCACAATTATATGTTCTACTCTTAACCTCCACGAATAAATTTTTACTCGGAATATAAAAATCTGGTTGTAAATATCTTTTACCTTTACCATATTTAATAGTCGGTTGTTGTAAATATTTAATACCTTTCTCTTTTAATAATTGACCCACGTACCACTCGCTTAGTTTACCTGAATTTCTTGATAAATTAACTCCTGTATAATGCTGTAAATTTATATTTGATAAAAATTCTTTTTCTTGAACAGCGTTTAACCGAGATCTACCTGAACAATACCTTTTAATTTTATCTACAAGTTTTGCCATTTGAATATCACCTTGCATCTTATTTAGATTATAAATAAGATTCTTTTCAATTTTATTTTAATTTAAAGTTATTAATACAGAATATATATAATTAATGTTAGTTCTTGTAACCGGTGGAAGTGGATTAGTTGGTAAATCTATACAATCTTTAGTTAAAAATTCTGAATTAGATAAATTAGATGACTATGTATTTTTATCTAGTTTAGATTGTGATTTACGTAATAGTAGTGCTGTTGAAAACATTTTTGAAAAATATAAACCAGACGTTGTTATTCATCTAGCAAGTTTAGTAGCAGGGTTATATGGTAATATGGATAATAATTACCAGTTTTTAATAGACAACATAAAGATAAATACTAATATTTTAGAATGTTGTAATATATTTAATGTAAAAAGACTTCTTAATGTTCTTAGCACATGTGTGTTTCCAGAACAGAATGAGTTTAATAATCTTATTTACCCTTTAACGAGTAACCAAATTTTGAATGGTAGACCCCATCCAAGTAATTCTGGTTATGCTCATTCTAAAAGAATTTTACATATAGGATCAAAATTGTTAACTAATACATCAGATATCGAAATTGTTAATTTAATTCCTACAAATTTATATGGTAAACATGATAACTATAACCTTTATAAAAGTCATGTTATTCCTGGATTAATTCATAAAATTTACTTGGCTAAACAAAACAACACCAATTTAATTATTAAAGGTACTGGTAGTGCTAAAAGACAATTTGTATATGTCGATGACTTTGCAAGTATTATTCTACATTTTATTTCTTCTACATTAGATAAACATTTTAATGCAATGGTTGTATCTCCACCAAAAGAGGAAGAATTATCTATAAAAGATTTAGTTGAACATCTTGTTAGAATTTTTGAATTTAAAGGTAAAGTAATTTATGATAGCGATTATCCTGATGGACAAGATGTAAAAACAGCAGACTCTGGTGAATTATTAGTATATATTCCAGAATTTCAATTTAAAACATTGGATGAAGGTCTACATAAAACTATCAATCATTTTATCCAACATTATGATACTGTTCGAAAGTAACCACTTAACAAATTTTACGTTGAAGAGAAAAAAAATCGAATATGAAATCAAGTACAATTTAAAAATTTAATTTCATATTATATCTAAATAATGTCTTTTACAGAGAGATTATACACAGAAACTAAAGATGCACACAAAATTGTAGATCGACACCCGTTTGTTTCTATAATGAGAAAAGATGAAATAGCTGGAGAGATGTATATTAATTTTAACAAAATATGTATTTATGAATTACAACAGAATCTTGCGTTAAAAGATGTTAATTTACAATCTAGATTACATAGAGATATTGAACAACCTGATATATATATAAATGACCATCTAAATGAACTTTTAATATTATGTAAACAATATCCTTTAGAATTAGAATATATGTTTAAGATTGGATTAATAAAAGGAGGAAATATGTTAAAAAAATATATTCCAAAACACGCACACAAATTTGTTACTTTTAATAATCCAAATGATTTATTTAACGATTTTAAAAATTATTTAAATGAGAATGTAAGCAACCAAGTATTATTTATTAAAAATGTGAATGATGCTTATAAATTAATTAAACTATGTTTTGATGAATTCTATACCAGACTAAATAATAAATTATATATTAAACATCATAATTAGATAGAGTTCGGGGTCTTATCTAGATATCTTTTACATATCCATTATATGGAATCGCTGCATTCTTCGCTTTGATGTTAACCAATTTTTTTTTCATAAATAATAATATTAATGTGTGACATTAACATAGACTACTTTTATATTATTGTAAAAAATGATATTATAACATTTACACCAAAAGAGTTAATCAAAGATATTATATGGAATTACAGCAACTCTTTTATTCCATTCTCAAACGGAAAAAGATACTATGTTTATCAAGACCTTACATTTAAATTAATAGATTATTATGAAAAATACTATCCTTATATTAATATCCAAATACACACAATTGATGAAGATGACAAATTACTACCAAGACTCGTTGTTAGTAAAGTTAAAGAAAAAGATAAAGAATCTATAATTAAAGTTAGTATGAATATTATGACAGAATATATTAATAGAAAATTTTCTCTATTTGTTTAAGTCTCAGTTATCATCACTATACATGTTAATTTTCTTAAAAGTTATTTAGAGCACTGCGTTTTTTAAATGGCACTTTTATCAGCGTTTAATTTAAAAATAATTTATTATACATAATAATAAATGGATCAAAATAATATTGAAAAAATTAAATTATTAGAACAAGAAAATGAATTATTAAAACAAAAACTAAGTAATTATACTAATTCACTCTCTTATAAAAAATATTATGAAGCGAATAAAGAAAAAATCAATGAAAAGAAAAGAGAAAGAGCTAAACTTAATTACGAAAAAAATAAAGAACTTATTAGACAACAACAAAAAGAATATTATGAGAAAACAAAAAAAGAATATTATGAGAAAACAAAAAAAGAAAAAATTTAAGTGCGTTCAAAATCAAAACTTATTTTCATTTGTTATATTATAACAAATGAAAGAACCACCAGACCCAAATTTGATAAGTTCTAATTACAGAACTATTAAAGTTCCTCTTAAAAAAGTTCTTAAACACTATAATATTATTCAACCTAAATTTGAAGAATCCGTTTTAAGAGTTAATCAATTTGCTACTATTGGATATGAATTTCTTAAATTGTATGTTTTACATTTGTTTGAAAACAAAGTAGAACTACCTAAAATTAATAAAGCGTTAATCACTAAAATCTTCAATTTGATTGGTCAAGGCTCTAATAAAGGTAGAAAATGTAAAGTTTCAAGCGACACGATAACAACGTTTTATAATAACATATTTTCAAAAATCTACCCCGATAAGCTTAATTCAAGTCATTTATCTTATGTTTTACCTATTTTGAACGATGAAATGTTAAGATGTTTTGAAACTAACATTAAAACTCACTTTTTGAAATATCTATGTAAATACATTAATATTCTTATTAGATATCCATTAGTTGATGCTGTAAAGAATAGCAAATTAACAAAAGAAGAACGTAAAGTTCAATATCAAGGTATTAATAAAGAAATTAGAGATATTAAGAATGACATTATAACTATGAAGATTGAAAAGTCTAATGAAAAATATCATAAATTTATTAAAGATACAATTAGTTTATTTCCAAAAGACAGTATCAAAAAGAACAACTTGATTTATAATGTCAAAGCATCACCACAAAAATACATATTGTCTTCACTTCAATTGAATTTGAAGATTGAAGAACAAGGTAAAAAGTGTTATCAAGTTTTCTGTCAAAGAAGTAATTATGTTCCTAAGACAATCACATTAAATACATCTGGTTTAATAGAAGTAATAAATGATACTAAAAGAGAAATCTATGGAATTGGTTATAGTAAGATGAATAACAATGCTAAAAGATACCAAAAACAAGCTTGGAGAGAAATTCTAAAATATAGAATTTGAAATTAAACAATTAGAGAAATTAACAAAAAATGAGTGTGAAAAATATAAAAATAGAAAATTAATTTCTATAGATCCTGGTAAAAAGGACATAATAACGATGGTAGATGAAGAAGGAAATTATTATTCTTATAGCAATTGTAGAAGACGAAATGACACGTATTCAAAAAGAAGTAATCAAATTGTATTAGCAGAAAAAGCTAAGAATAACAATGAAATTATTACAACAGAAACTAAATTATCAAAATTCAACAAGAGAACATTAAACTCTAAAAAATTTACAGATTATCTACAAGAAAAACAAACAGTTACAAAAAAATTACAAGATTTTTATGAAAAACCATTATTTAGAAAGTTGGTTTTAAGACGTTTTTGTAGAACTAAAAGTGCTGAACATACGATGTTGAATGAAATAGAAAACAAATTTGGTAAGAATTTGTTATTAGGTTTAGGTGATTGGTCAATCAATTCAAGTTATCAAATGAAGGGTTGTATGCCAACACCAAATAAAGGAATATCAAAGTTATTAATGAAACGTTTTGAAGTAATTTCAGTAGATGAATATAAAACAAGTAAATTATATAATAATGATTTAACAAAAGAACTAACCAATATAAAAGTAAAACGAGGCAAAAAGTCTAAAACTATTCATACATTACTAACTCCAACGAGGAACCCGAATGGTGTAATTTTGAATAGAGATAGAAATGCGTGTAAAAATATTTTATCAATAATGAAAGAATTTTTACATACACAAACGAGGAAAGCTGAATTCAGCCGAAAACAAATAGTTGATTCATAGAAGTAGCTATGAATTGATTGTGAAGGGATTGATAATCTCTACTTTTAATAAAGGATTATCAAAGAAACCCTTTAAATATGGAATTAAACTAAATTAACGAAAGTTAATTTCAGTATGTAGCGAGCGAATTTTTATTTAGCATTTTAATAGTGCCATTTAAAAACCGCAGTGCTCTAAATACAACCATTTATAGTTAGAAATGAGTAATCAACAAGAAACACAAAACGAAATAAAAGAATTAATTTGCAAAAATTTCATGTATAATAGATGCGATAGAGGTGATAGTTGTAAATATATCCATAATTCTAAACTATGTTTTTATTTTTGGAAACATGCAAATTGTAAATTTGGAGATGATTGTAAAAAATCACATGATTT